CCCAACAGGAAACCATATTGGAATCCTGGCAGAGCCAAGTGCCGTGCATGTGAAAGGATTAAAGGATGAGTTTTCCACATAGTGGGAATCGACAGTGCCGCAACTGTCGGCACTACAGAACTGCGGGTAATTTCCGACTTCCCAGCAGTTATATCTGGGGGATGTGTGGAGTCACTGGGGCAGATGAAGCACCCCTACACTCCTGCGGATTTTGGGAATGGGATGAAGATCGGAAGGAGAAGAAGGGTGACTGAGAAGCGATGGAACGCACCGCGGGTCTGTGTTGTTTGTGATCTGATGTACATCCCCTTGGTGGCACGACAGAAAACCTGCGGGGAGATCTGCAGCAGAGAATACAAACTAGAGCAAGAAAAACTCAAGTATCGGTCGGTCAATCCGAAACCGTGCATCGTCTGCAAAGAAATCTTTCAGGCAGATCGCAGAGCAAAAACCTGCAGTGAAGAATGCAGTCGCAAATGGCGGAACAGAAGGATTGGAAGGAAGTATCCACCAAAGAACTGCGTAGTGTGTGGCACTGAATTTTACGGCAGTCCTCGCGCAATCTCCTGCAGTGCTGAGTGCAGTTATCAGTCGAAGTTAGAGAGAGCAAGGTTGGGGTTGTATCTAAAAGATCGACCTCCGAAACCCTGCGAGACCTGCGGAACAATCTTCAAACCCAAGACTTTGAGTCATCGTTTCTGTGGACGAAAATGCTGGGAATCGAACCCTCGCAAACCTCCCCAGATCGTAGCCTGTCTGCATTGTGGGAGTGACTACACGAAGCTCAAGAGTCACCAGAAATACTGCAGTGCTGACTGTTTTGAGGAAGCAAGGAAGGAGAGAGCACAGTGGAACAATTGGAAAGTCCGTGGGGTTCCAGAGAAGAAGGTGGTGAAGTGCAAGTCCTGCAACTTCCATTTTGAGCAGAAGCACTCCCGGCATGTCTACTGTTCCGCCAGTTGTAACAGTGATGCCCAGAGAGAACGTGGAAGACTCGCAACTCAGAATTCTCCGATTCGTCCAAAGACCTGCCTTCATTGCAAAGGGGAGTTCAAACCGAAAACTCGGAAGTCGATGGCAAAGTTCTGTTCCCACAAATGCCGAGGTGGGTATCAGGTTGCCAAACGGCAGGAGAAGATTGATGAACTCCAGAAGGAACAGAAGAACCAGGTCGAGTTGCAGAAAAAATGGGACGACGCATCAATCCAGGTCCGAGATTGTCCTGTTGACACGGCATATGCCAAGGAGATCTGGGCCTATCTAAAGAAGGGGAAGACGATCACGAAGTACCTGCATCCTATCTGGGCAGTTGGATCAACCATCAATGAGGAGGAAGAGGAACTGATTGAATTAGAAATTTAACGGTGCTGGGCAAAGTGGTTAGGGGAGTCCTCCCAAAATAAAATCCCCTCATTCATGTACCACCTAATCAATACGGGGTTTTTCGCGTTTTCTCCCCCTACGATCCCAGCACCTCCCAACCTAACAAGAGGACGATATGAATATTCAGAGGGAACCTGTTCTTCAACGACTGGCAACGATCATTCAAGACTCTGGTTATCGGACGAAAACTGAATTTTGTGAAGCGATGGGCATTAGTCCGCAAAGTCTGGGGAACGTTCAGAATCCAAAAAATACAAATCGAGGGATTCCCAAGTCCCTGATGCTGGGTCTCGCACAGCATGGCTATAACCTTCAATGGTTGCTGTGGGGGGTTGGAGATAAGAAGAACTGATCTGCATCAGTCGCATGTCGTGCGACTGGTAGAGACCAGTGAAAAGACTGCAAATCGAGAGAGGCATCCACGCTATCAGCTCTCTCCGACGTTGTGTCGTCATGCGCAGGAAATCTGTTACTGACATGGAGATTTCCAGAGGTTCTGCAGTCCAAACTGATGATTCGGCACTTAGGATCTGCCGAGAAGGTGCTGGTCTCTGTTTTCTAAACTTTATTCAATGAGGACGCATGTTCCAAAAAGCGACAAAGAAAGAAGCCAGAGCACGGATTGCTCTGACAGGCACTTCAGGGTCTGGCAAAACCTGGAGTTCCCTGATGTTGGCAACCGAGTTGGCAGAGGGGAAACCTTTTGCTGTTCTCGATACCGAAGCAGGGTCTGCAGCGAAGTACAGTGATCAGTTTGTCTTTGATGTTGTGGAGGTGGACGACTTCAAACCTGCAAATTTCTTTGCAGTGTTTGGTGCTGCAAGAGATGCAGGATACCCCGTCCTGGTTGTCGATAGTCTGACCCATTTCTGGAAAGGACCCAACGGGATATTGGAACAGGTCGATGTGCTGACCGATTCCCGATACAAGGGTAATTCAATGAAGGCATGGAAGGAAGGCAATGCGATGCACCAACAAGAGTTGGGTGTCATTGTCCGTGCTCCTTTCCATGTCATCTGCACCATGAGAAGCAAGACTGCCTATGAAACCAGTCAAGATGATCGTGGGAAGCTGAAGATGCAGAAAATAGGACTCGCCCCAGAGCAACGGGAGGGAGTCGAATATGAGTTTGACCTCGTCTGCAATTTCAATAACCAGAATGGCAAGGTCCTGATGGAGATCAGCAAAACCCGATGCACTGAGATGCAGGGGGTGGTTGCCGCAAATCCTACTGTGGAAACATTTCAACCTTTTATTCAATGGTTGCGTGGATAGACCACGTTTAAAGACGGTCTGGTGTCCCATTGATGGTTGGCATTGGTGGGATGGCACCGACTACATTCCTGAAAAACAGTTCCATGAGAGATTCCCTATGGCACGACTAAATTTTAATGCAGACGAATTTGACACTCCTTCAAGAAATTTACTGGAACCTGGCAAGTACCTCGCGGAGATCATTGAATCTGAGATCAAGGCAACTCGATCAGGTGGAACCATGCTCTCCATGACTTTTGAAATGTTGAATCCTGCCAAGGGTCGTAGGGTTTGGCACAATTACAACCTGGAAAATAAATCTGAAAAGGCTGTTGAGATCGGCAAACAAGATCTTGGATACACAGCAAAGGCTGTTGGCAAGCCAAGGTTTGATGATACCGAAGAGTTGCACAACATCCCTCTGACCATCACTGTGATTGTTGAACAAGGGGATGGGGAGTATGGACCCTCCAACAAAATCAAGGCATGGGGTCCTGAATCAGACTTTGATCGGGATCAGCCTACCATTGGAAAACGCAAATTTGACAAGAAAGAAACTGTTGTTGAGGAAGACGTTCCGTGGTGATGGATCTCCGATGGTATCAAAAGGATGCCGTGGAAGCCGCACAGGATGCACTCAAGAATAAGGAACGTGGGGTGATCGTGTTGCCCACAGGTTCAGGCAAGAGTGTAGTCCTGGCAGAACTGAGCCAATGGGCCTGCACTTTTGGAGAGCATGTGCGGGTCTGTGTGCTGACCCACACGAAGGAACTGGTGGAGCAGAATGCTCAGACTCTTTCCCGATTCCTTCCTTCTGTCGGAAGATACTGTGCAGGACTCCGAAAGAAGGAACTGCATCATTCGGTCATCAGTGCCTCCATACAGTCGATCAGTGGGAAGTCGGACCAGATTCCTCATCGTTTTTCGCTGATTATTGTCGATGAGTGTCACCGAATTCCAGCAAAGGAAAAAGGACTATACCATCGTTTTCTTGAAGAGCAGGATCTGCGATGTATGCAGGAGAGAGGGCATGGAGTCCCTGTGATTGGACTCTCTGCCACTCCGTTCCGCCTGCAGTCTGGCAAGGTCTATGGCAAGGACCGATTCTTTGAGAAACTAATCTATGAAGCACCTATCCGCAAATTGGTTAAAGAAGGATTTCTTTCAGATCTGGTTTCCTATGCCAAACAGGACCAACCGGATCTGACAGGGGTCCGAATACAAAACAGGGAATACGTGGCAGGAGAGTTGGAGGATCGTTTTGTCCCTCTGGTTCCAACACACTGTGCCTCAATGGTGGAGAAGGCCGGAGATCGCAGGCACTGGGTAGTCTTTTGCTGTGGAATTGCTCATGCCGAGCTGGTCTGCAAGGAACTACTGCGTCGAGGTATTCAGACAGCAGTTGTGCATTCACAGCAACCGAAGTCAGAACGTGACCGTGCCATCGAGTTGTTCAAGAACGGACAACTGGAATGCCTGGTCAATTGCTCTGTGCTGACAGAAGGGTTTGATGCTCCACACATAGATCTTGTTGCCATTCTACGGGCTACCCAGTCGGCTGGACTTTTTGTCCAGATGGCAGGCCGAGGTATGCGGATCTGTGAAGACAAGCAGAATTGCCTGCTGTTGGATTTCGGAGGAAATCTGGAAAGACATGGGACGATTCCTGAGATCCGAGGGCACCGAGAAAAACAGTCAAAAGGGGATGGAACTGCACCAGGAAAGACCTGTCCACAATGCGAGTTCTTCTGCCATGCCGCATTGCTGGAATGCCCAGAGTGTGGATTTGAGTTTGATCCACCTGAACGCAAAGGAGCAACCGTTGACGCAGCAGGTCGAGATCCGTTGAAGATTCCAATCGAAACTCTGGAAGTCAAATCCTGGGATTGGACTTATCACAAGGCATTGAAGTCAGAGTATCCTGTCCTGCGTGTCACCTACTACTGCAAAGACTCCAACCTTGGGGGTCTGTTCTCAAAAAAGATTGAGGAGTTCCTGCCTTTTGTCAGTCCTAAGTATGGGGCAACCAAAATCTGTGAATCCTGGCTCTTGAAACACAAACGGTTTGATAAGATCACTGTGAAAGGTTGGACAGACATGATCAAGCATGGTCTGACAAACGGCACCCACTCGGTGGCCTGGCATGAAATGTATAACCAGAAGATCTCTCCCTTTCAGCATCCTGCTTTTCTGATTGTCCGCAAGAATGGGAAATACTTCAGCATTGTGGACAAAATTTTTGAGACTGAAGATGAGTCAAAACGTGCCCGAATCTCTGCGTAAGGTCATTGAGGAGTATCATAGGGCACAGATCAATGTGATGCCCTTGAAAAGCAAGGGGAAGGAACCTGTGATTGAGAAATGGAACTCCTTGCCGTTTGCATCCCTGGAAGAGACTCTGAACCGATTCCGAGGTCGATCCAAATGTAACATTGGGGGGATCTGTGGATCATCCAGTCATGGGGTGATCTGCGGAGACATCGATGCCAATGTTGAGGCATGGAAATCACAACCTCTGGCGCAAAAGATCCTTGAACAGACTCCTGTGGTCAAAACCGGAAAAGGGTTGCACATCTGGATGCTGTGCCCTGAACAGACCAAGACCTACATCTGGCAGATGAACGGACAGAAGTCAGGAGAAGTTCGATCCAATGGCGCACAGGTTGTTGTTCCTCCAAGCATCCATCCTTCTGGAATGCCCTATCAGCTCATCTCCGGTTCTTTTTTCAACATCTATCAAATCCAGCCAGATGAATTGCTGGAACTCTTCCCGCCTACTCAGGAAGCAAAACGAGGAAGACCCAAGGGATCTCCCAACCGATTCCCCAAGAAATCACAGTATGTCTATGGATCTGTGCGCTGGGGGGATTTCTTCAGAGACCGTGGAGAGGTTGTCGCAGAGTACGGAGAACGCCTGGAGGTGATCTGTCCCAATGCTGCACAGCATTCTAATCCCAATGCAAACACTGCCAATGTTCATGTCAATCTCGATGGGTCTGGACGACATGGATTTCATTGCTTTCACAACCATTGTGAAAATCTGAGCTACCAGCAACTGGAAGCATTCTTTGGTGATGCCCTTGATGGATATGGTGATCCCTTTGAACCGGAATCACACAAGGCCACCAAGGAAAGCATTGAAAAAATTCTGCAACGCAGACAGGTCGAAGTTCAGGAACCGGAACCGGAAGTCCAGCAGGATCTTCCGGAAGTTAATCTGCGTCTCTATCAATTCCCTGGACTTGTCGGAGAACTTGCTGATTGGATCTGCCTCACGGCAGACCGTCCTCAACCAATCCTGGCATTGGGCGGAAGCCTTGCCTTACTGGGGTCTGTGCTGGGTCAGAGAGTTGCCTCCGCAACTGATGCGCGGACAAACCTCTATGTGCTGGGCCTGGGAGAAACCGGAAGCGGCAAGGATCATATCCTCAAGTGCCTGGATCGAATCCTGTTGTCTGCAAATCTGGAGTCTCTCATCACAGGCAATGACTTCACTTCTGAAACGGCATTGATCAAGGCTACTCTCCGAGAACCAACCTCTCTCGTGATGATGGATGAAATTGGTGAGATCCTGAAAGGTATTCTGGGTGCTCACACACAAAGTCATGTTGCCAAGATCTCAAAGGTGCTGATGGAGTTTTACTCCTCTGCTAATCGTGCGTATCGATCAAAGGAATATGCCTCTGAGAAAGAAAACCCACGGTTTCAGATTGAACAGCCTTGCCTTTCCCTTTACGGCACGACCACACCAACCAGTTTTTACAAACTACTGGAAAAGGAGCATGTGGAGTCTGGCCTGCTGAATCGTTTGCTGCCTTTTGAGGCACACACTCATGCTCCAGAAATCAACTTTCATCCTGATGATTCCTCTGCTGTTCCTGATCGGTTTGTTCGGCTACTCACTGAGCTGAGAGAACGAAGCACAAATGTGAACAGCCAGCAGGCGATTGCTTCCCTGAATGTCCGACCTGCTGTGCTGCCCTTTGCCAAGGATACTGAAGAGTTCTGGAAGGAAATCTCTCTGGAAACTTATCAGAAACAGGTGGAACAGATTCCTTATTATCAAATGTGGGTCCGTGGTCCCTTGAATGCCCAGAAGTTGGCTTTGGTTACGGCAACCGCTGCTGGACTCAGGGAGATGCCTTTGAACATCCTTCAACAATGCTGGGCATTGATTCAGGATCAGATTGAACTGGTGCTGAGGCACTTTGCTGCTGGGACTGGTAAACTCGATGAAGGGTACACTGGAAAGATCCTTGACTACATCCGACATGCTGGAAGCAATGGACGTTCTCTGTCTGAGGTTGCCAGACGGTTTCGCACTGTTCAGAAGTGGGAACGAGATCAGATTCTGGAGACGTTGATTGAAGGGAAACTTATCCGAATTGTTGTGGAAGATGGGAAAACCAACTCCACTACTAAAATTTATGGAATTAAATAAAAATAATCAGAATGGGAAATATTCCCAAGTTTTTCCTATAGACATGGGAAAGATTCAGAAACTCTCTAGGCCGCATAAATACTGGGATATATTTATATATATTATTATTTTTTTTAATTTTTCCCATATATAAGAGGGTGAGTCTTTTTATTGATTAAAAATAATATAAGGAGGAGGGAAAGAGAGTGGGTGGGAATTTGGGAATTATATTCTTGAAAAATATTCTACCCTAGCAAACATCTGGGATTGCGGGGTTAGAATCTTTCCCATTTTAGTGGGAAAAATTAAATCTTTCCCATGGGAATAATTTAAATAATAAAAAATATTCTGATTAAGGAAATAGAACTGAGATTTAAAATGCCAGCACGAAAAGACCCAGGCAGAAAAGCACAACCATTTTACGAGATCGAGGAACTTTGTGATCGTCTGGGTAATGGGGAGACCTTACTAGAACTTGCTACGGAACGAGGAGTCTCTGCTGTTGCTCTCTGGAAGTGGATGAACAAACCAGAGAACAAAGAACCATACCGAGAAGCATTGCAAGCGAGAGGTGTGCTACATGCCATGCAGACTGAGCAATATGTGACCGACATGCTGAACAAGCGCATTGATGCCAAGACTGCCGATGTTGCCATCAAGGCCAGTCAATGGATGGCAAGTCGCTTGACTCCAGACATCTTTGGGGATCGTCGTGCTACCGAGATTACCGTCAATGATGAGCAAACTAAACACCTTGCTGCACTGAAAGCAAAAGCACAGAAACGCATTGAAGAGCAAAAGAAACTGCAAGATGAAGGAAAAACAGAGGGCGGTGAGGGTTAACGTGTGCGCGATTCTGATACAACTTTTATCTGCTCTGTGCCGCATAAATACTGGGGCATGAGTTCGATATCATATATTATCGAACATATAGATTTTATCAGTTGGTGGCGAGGGTGGGAACCGACAAACCGCAGAAACACTGGGATCGAGCAGGATATGACCGATAAGGGCAACAAAAAGGGCAACATCTGGGTCCAGATCGCAGATTTTCGCAGACCCCCCCCAGGGGTGGTCGAACCGAGGGGGTGGCGTGCATGCGCACCCCTCTACCTCTAGGAGATAAATGGGATACTACAAAGACCAATTGATTAAGCAGGAAGAGAACAGCAGATACCAGTGTGATTCGTGCGACAGGCACATCAAGGAATGCGACTGCGAGTTTCGGTGCAGGGAGTGTTTCGGTGCAATGACTCCCCAAGGATATGAAAAGGGTGATCCTGTGATGATCTGGGTCTGCCCAGATTGTGGAAATTCTAACCTCCAAGTGTGAGAACCAATGAACCTTGAAACGATAACCCCCAGATACGAAGGTCCAGAACGCAGATGTGGGATGCAGAGACGCAAGCCCAGAGTAGATCCCCAAGCAGAGAAGATGCTGCACGATGAGAGGATGTGCGAGATTGCGTCTCTGCAGGCAGATCGTCAGATCAAGGCAGAGCATGGATATGATGCGGCAGTCTTGTACTGGCATCTGAAGATGCGGCACAAGCATGGGAAGTTGCAGACCTTCTTCCCACAGGGCAGGTATCACATCATGCTGGGGATGTCGGAAGGGGAGTTGGAGCAGGCCACGCAGGTGCTGGAGACAGCAGGTTTGTTGAAGAGGACAAAGTACGATGGTCGGACAGGGTATCGAATCTTGACTCCCCCCGTACCCCTTAGAACCTAGAACGGCACCCCGATGCTAAAAATTTTCAAAATCTGCCCACAACCGAAGCCGAGGATGACCAGATCCGACAGATGAAGAACCAGACCCTCGGTGCTGGCATACCGAGCATTTGCCGATGCAATGCGCTCTCAATCCGAGGGTTGGGAACTACCGGATGCCTTCCATGTACGGTTTATCGTGCCGATGCCGAGGTCCTGGTCCAAACGCAAACGCCTGCAGATGGTTTCAACCCCACACCGACAGAGACCGGACCTCGATAATTTCATCAAGAGTTTCGACTGCCTCCGCGAAGACGACTCCTCAATCTGGAAGATCAGTGCAGAAAAGGTCTGGGGAGAGGAAGGTGCGATCATCATTGACGACCTACAGGACCAATAATGCAACTCTCTGAACTGATCCTGACCTACGAGAAGCACCCAGATTTATTTGTTGAGGATTTGCTGGGAGTCACCCCCCAGGACTGGCAGAGAGAAGTGATGTCTGCAGTGGCAAAGGGACAGCGGAGGTGCAGCATCCGCTCAGGCCACGGAGTCGGAAAATCATCCTGTGCATCCTGGTTGATGATCTGGTTCCTCCTGACGAGGTATCCGGTCAAGATCGTGGTCACAGCACCAACAGCCTCCCAGTTGTTCGATGCTCTCTTTGCCGAGTGCAAGAGATGGATCAAGGAACTCCCCACCCCAATCAAATCTTTATTGGAAATGAAATCCGACCGAATTGAGTTGGGTTCTTCTCCCACGGAGGCATTCATCAGTGCAAGAACCTCCAGATCCGAATCCCCAGAATCCCTGGCAGGAGTCCATGCAGACCATGTATTGCTGGTCGTAGACGAGGCATCTGGAGTACCGGAGTCGGTCTTTGAGGCAGCGTATGGTTCGATGTCTGGGAAGGATGCCACAACGATTCTGCTCGGCAACCCCACCCGATCCTCAGGGTATTTCTACGAAACGCACACCCGACTGCGGGACAGTTGGTGGACGAAACAGGTCAGTTGCCTTGATTCTCCTTTGGTCTCTCCAGACTTCATCCAGGAGATGGAACTGAAGTACGGTATAGGCAGCAACGCAATGAAAGTGCGAGTATATGGTGAGTTTCCAACTGCCGAAGACGACACCCTGATCTCCCTCCATGCCGTGGAGCAGGCCAGCAAACGCACAGTCGAACAACCGGAAGGAACCCCCGTAGTCTGGGGATTGGATGTCGCGAGGTACGGAGACGATGCCAGTGTCCTCTGTATCCGCCAGGGCAGACACCTGATCGAGTTGCACAGTTGGAAGAAGTTGTCCTTGATGGAACTGTCAGGACGGGTGCTGGATCTCCTGCACAGCAGTGACGAACCTCCAGAGGAAATTTTGGTGGACAGTATCGGATTGGGGGCAGGAGTGCTGGACCGTCTCAGGGAGTTGGACATCAGTGCCAGAGGGGTAAATGTGAGTGAATCCCCAGCGATGGCAGATCGATATGCCAATCTCCGTGCAGAACTCTGGGACTTGACGAAGCAATGGTTCGCGGAAGAAGTGCAGATCCCAAATGACGACAGTCTGATTGCAGACCTGACAGCACCACGGTACTCGTTCAACTCATCAGGCAAGATGATCGTTGAATCGAAGGCCGAGACCAAGAAACGTCTGGGCAGATCGACCGACTTTGCAGACTCGTTGGTCCTCACATTCGCATCAAGTGCAGCAGGAGCATCAGGGCAGTATCGGAGGAAGAAACGAGGCCGCAGGAGGAACGTAGGAGGAGTGGTTTGAGGTTCCAACTTTTTCCAACCAAATTCCCCATAAATCCCCCAGTAATTCATACCATATATATAAGGAGCAATTGAATGGTCTTATCGGATGAGAAACTGATGGAATTGATCCACTCTGGCTACATCCCCAGTGATGTACATCTCGGACCCTGCAGTGTGGATCTGACTCTGGCCGAGGACTACCTGGTGCCACATTTGCCGGACGATCGCCCGTACATCACGGTCACAGAAGACTACCCCCACAAGTTGGCCCCAGTGGAGAGTTTTGTTCTTTATCCAGGCAAGTTTGTGCTGGCAAGCACAAATGAACTGATCAAGATTCCAGATCATATGTGTGCCGTCGTGCATGGGAGATCGAGTGTGGGACGTCTCGGGATCCAGGTACAGAATGCCGGATTCATTGATGCAGGATTCACCGGACAGATCACTTTGGAACTAGTGAACCAATCCAATGCTCCCGTGTTGCTAAAACCCCACATGCGGATCTGCCAGTTGGTGATGCACCAGCTACATGGACAATCCAAGAGACCATACCGAGGGAAGTATCAGGGACAGGTGGGTCCCACTCCATCAAGGATCAAGGAGGACGAGGAGTGAGAACGCATCTCGATCTCTTCAGTGGGATTGGAGGTTTTGCGCTTGCTGCAGGTTGGGCAGGTTTCACCACAGTAGGATTTGTAGAGTATGAAGATTTTCCAAAGC